TACCTTTTTAATTATGGGAACCAATAAGCCTGTAAAGATTACAGATGCAAAATCTGGAATTACAAGAAGACTCATTGATGTTTCTCCGACTGGTGACAAAATCCCAATGAAGAAGTATAACGACCTCATCAAAAAGATTAGCTTTGAGTATGGAGCGATTACGTATCATTGTTTAAAAGTATTTGAGGAAGACCCTGATATTTACAATAATTACATTCCGTTAAACATGATCGGTGCAACGAATGACTTCTATAACTTTATGGAAGACATGTATGAAACGTATGTAATTGAAGATCAAGTTTCTCTTAAGTCTGCATGGGAGAGTTACAAGATATATTGTGACGATGCTAAGGTTCTTTATCCTTTGAGTAAGAGAGCCGTTAAAGAGGAACTTAAAAACTACTTTAATACATACGAATCGCACAATAGGTTTGGAAGTAATATGTACACCGGATTTAAAACAGAAAAGTTTATTATGACTCCGGACGATAAGAAAGATATTCCGTTAGTTGTAAACGGAAGTTGGCTTAAGTTTGAAAAAAGAAAGTCGTTGCTTGACGACACTCTTAAAGACATGCCGGCTCAGTATGCAAATGACGAAGGATTCCCTAAGTACAAATGGGCCAATTGTAAGAAGACCTTAAAAGATATTGATACGAGAAAGCTCCATTACGTAAAAGTTCCTCAGAATCTTATTGTTATAGACTTTGATATTCCTGGAGATGACGGAGAAAAGAGTTTCGAAAAGAATTTGGAAGCAGCAAGTGTTTGGCCTAAAACTTATGCTGAATTAAGTAAGAGTGGAAAGGGAATTCATTTGCATTATATTTACGCGGGAGACGTAACTAAGCTTTCAAATAAGTATAACGATAAGGTTGAGATTAAAGTATTTCAAGGAGATGCTTCTTTGAGAAGAATGGTTACTAGATGCAATGATATTCCAATTGCAACAATTAGTTCTGGGCTGCCTTTGAAAGGAGGTGAACGAAAGATGCTTGATTGGGAAGGTGTTAAGAATGAGCAAATGTTGAGAAACATGATTTCAAAATGTTTGCGAAAAGAATACCACGGTTTTACAACACCAGAAGTGAATTATATTTGTTACTTGTTTGACGAAGCTTACAATTCTGGTATGAAATATGATCTGTCAGATATGAAAGATTCTGTAATCAAGTTTGCAGGTAGTAGTACACATCATAAATCTGAATGCTTAACCAAGGTTGCTGATATTCATTACAAATCGGATGACGCTTTAGAGCCGATACCATATCCAAAAGAAAGTGATATGGTCTTCTTCGACGTTGAGTCATTTCCGGAAGATAAAGAAAAGAACCTTGAGGCGTTACTTGTTGTTTGTTACAAGAAGGCTGGAACACCTTTGGAAAAGAAGTATGTTACAAAGATGATTAATCCAACGCCAACTGAGATTGAGCATTTGATGAAGTATAAACTTGTTGGCTTTAACAATAGGGATTACGACAATCACATTTTATATTCGAGATTGATCGGTAAAACGCCAGCGCAGATTAATGATATTTCACAGAAAATTATTAAAGGCTTTCAGGATGCGAAATACGCTCCAGCGTACGGCTTGTCATATACGGACGTTTATGACTTTTCTACAAAGAAACAGAGCTTAAAACGTTGGGAGATTGATTTGAATGCAAACCATCAGGAAAACCATTATCCTTGGGACGAAGCCGTTTCTCCTGAACATTGGGATGAGATTGCTGATTATTGTGCAAACGACGTTATCGCAACCGAAATGGTTTTCAATGCTTGTGCAACGGATTGGGAAGCAAGACAGATTCTTGCCGATTTGTCCGGAGGAACTGTTAACGACACAACAAACAGGCTTACTCTTAAAATGATATTTGGAGAAGAGAAAAATCCGCAGCTTGTTTATACAGATCTGTCGACAGGAATTTCAAGCGACGGAACGTATAACGAATTCAATAAGTTCGAAGGATACGAATTTAGCGAATACGGAATAGACACTGCAAGATATTCTGCTCCGCCGTCTCCTAAGCATAAAAGTATTTACCTCGGAATGGACCCGTCTGAAGGAGGATACGTTGAAGCTAAGGTTGGTTACGCTGAGCATGTCGGTTTGCTGGATATTGCTTCGATGCATCCTTCTTCAATTATTGCTTTGAATCTGTTTGGAAAATACACAAAGAACTATAAAGCATTGCTTGATGCTCGTATTGCAATCAAACACAAAGATATTGATACGCTTAAAACATTGTTCAACGGAAAACTCGAAAAATACTTAGAGAACGATGAACAGATGGAGTCGTTAAGTAAAGCCCTTAAGCTTCCGATCAATAGTATCTATGGATTAACTTCAGCAGGATTTCAGAATCCGGCTAGAGATCCAAGAAACATTGACAATATAGTCGCGAAGCGAGGAGCTCTTTTCATGTTGACTCTGAGACGTGAGTTTGAGAAGAAGAGCTGGAAGATAATTCATTTCAAAACAGATTCGATTAAGATTCCAAACATGACAACCGAACAGAAGAATTTCGTAATTGAGTTTGGAAGAAAGTACGGTTACGAATTCGAGCATGAGGCAACCTACGAAAAGTTCTGTCTCGTAAACGAATCTACTTATATTGCAAAGTACGATGAGTTTGGAGAAAGAACAAAAGGTGGAAAACATGCCGGCTGCTGGACTGCAACAGGAACACAGTTTCAGGTTCCGTATGTCTTTAAATCGTTGTTCAGTAAAGAAGATATTAAGTTTGAAGACATGTGTGAAACTAAGACAACGAAGTCCGCATTATATTTGGATATGAATGAAGGTCTTCCAGATGTAACTGAGTTTGAAAAAGTAAAGAAGCTCAGATCGATGGACCTCAGTAAGATTACAAAATCGAATGCTGAACTGTTAGAAAGATATTCTTCAAAGAGCGATGAAGAATTGGATGAAATGATCGCGACTGGTCATGACTATAGGTTTATTGGTCGTGTTGGATTGTTTACTCCAATTTGTACTGGCTGTGGCGGAGGTTTACTTTTGAGAGAAGCCGACACTGATAAGTATTCGGCTGTTACTGGTACAAAAGGATTTAGATGGCTTGAGTCATCGTCTGTTAAAGGTACTTACTTGGAGAACTTTATTGATAAATCCTATTACCAGCAATTATGTGATGATGCAAAATCTGAAATCGGTAAACATTGTGACTTTGAAAAATTTGCGTCCGATGAGAAATTACCGCCGATGATGGATATTACATCAGACGAATTACCATTTTAAAAAGGAGATTAATGATGACACAGAATGGAAATTATGTAACGAAGAAGATTCGTATTAACAACAATGCAATTATTATGCATAATGTGAAAGGCTGGCGTAAGCGTAACTTTGGTGGAGTTCCTGATGTAGACAACAGATATTTTAGAGAGAATGCTTATGAAGAGATTCTTGATGGAAAGAAAATCTACAGGCGTTCTTTTATTGTTGAGCTTAAGGAAAATGATCCGGATTATATTTACGGAAATGATCCGCTCGTAATTCAGGATCTTGTTGACGATGGATGGAATGTTAAAGTTTCAGCTCCTCGCGAGGAAGGAGATTCTCCCAGATTCTTTCTTACCGTAAACGTGAAGTTTAAGACTGAAGAAGAACTCGAAGCTGAAAAGCAGATGGAAGAAAGAGGAGAAGAAGTACGGTATCGTAGAACTGATCCAAAAATTCGTCTTAAAGTCGGCGATAATGAAACCGATCTTGACAAGCACAACGTTGGCGATTTGGACGATCTTTACATCGATAATGCTAGAGTTCTGATTAATCCGTATAATAATCGTAACGGTGGTGTTACTGCGTATCTTAGTGCTCTTCAGGTTGAAGCAAGCGCACTTAGATCGTCAAACGATGACGTCGACGATTTCTTTGAATGATATTTGTAAGAGGGGCTGGTCAATCCAGTCTCCTCTTTTTTTTTGAGGTGAGTTATGGGAATACAGTTATATGATCATCAGATAGAAGCAGTAACAAAAATGAAAAATGGCTGTATTCTTTGCGGCGGTGTTGGAAGTGGAAAATCAAGGACGGCAATTTATTATTACTTTACAAAAGTAATTGACGGTTCATTACCCGTTAACAATAAAGGAAGATATTTGAAACCGAGAAAACCAAAAAATTTAGTAATAATAACTACGGCTAAAAAACGAGATACTAAAGAATGGGAAGATGAACTTAAACCGTTTAGATTAAGTACTAACATCGACGAAAGCGTATGCGGAATTAAAGTTTCAATAGACAGTTGGAATAATATTAAAAAGTATATCGGACGAGAAAACGAGTTCTTTATTTTTGACGAACAAAGAGTCGTTGGCTATGGAGCTTGGACAAAAGCATTCTTAAAAATTACAAAGAGAAATGAATGGATATTATTGTCGGCTACCCCGGGGGATCAATGGGTTGATTATGCCCCTGTGTTTATAGCAAATGGCTTTTACAAGAACATTACAGAATTTCGTAGTAGGCATTGCGTTTATGAAAGATATTCTCGTTTTCCAAGTATAAAGAAATACATCGATACTGGAATTCTTATGAAACATAGAAATGATATTCTAGTAGACATGAAGTTTGATCGTCCAACAATTTCTCATAACGTTCCTGTAATTTGTAAATACGATAAGGTTGACTATCGGATGATAATGGTAAATCGTTGGAACATTTATGACAACGAACCAATCATGGATATTTCGCAGTTGTGCTATCTATTAAGAAAAGTTGTTAACAGTGACTCCGATAGAATTGAAAAAGTAAAAGAACTTATGAAAGAAAATCCAAGAACAATAATCTTTTACAATTTCGATTACGAATTAGACATTTTAAGAAAAATTTGTGACGATTCGGGAATACAGTATTCCGAGTGGAATGGGCATAAGCACCAACCAATTTTAAAAACAGAAAAATGGGCGTATCTTGTTCAGTATGCAGCCTGTGAAGGATGGAACTGTATAGACACAAATGTAATTATATTCTATTCGCAAAACTATTCTTATCGTACTACTGTTCAAGCTGCTGGAAGAATAGATAGACTGAACACTTTATATACAGACCTTTATTACTATTACGTTAGATCGGCAGCGCCGATTGACATTGCAATAAACAAAGCGCTAAAAAGAAAACGTAATTTCAATGAAGCAAGATATTTTTCCAATTGACTTTAATTAATCACACGCGCAAAAAAACTCGCCTTTAATAGGAGAGAAGGAAATGTGACTTTGAATTTTTAGTTCATCGTCCTTTTCCTTATTTTTTTTTGTGGAGATTTTTATGGGTCAGACGGAAAACAGATACCAGGCAAAATTAAAAAAGAAAATTAAAGAACGGTTTCCGGGATGCATCGTTTTAAAGAATGATCCTACAATGACTCAAGGTATTCCAGATCTTTTAATTCTTTACGGGGATAGATGGGCGGCCCTTGAATGCAAAAGAGAATCGAAATCTTCAACTAGGCCAAACCAGCCTTATTACGTTGAAAAGATGAACGAGATGTCTTATGCATCTTTTATTTGTCCTGAAAACGAGGAGGAAGTTTTAAATGCAGTTCAACGATCATTCGAAACTTGCAGGTAAACATGCTTTTATGAGTGCGAGTAAAAGCAGCTGGCTTAATTATGACGACGACACTTTTAAAGAAAGATTTCTGGCTCAGTCGTCTACAACAATTGGGGAGTTGCTTCACAAGCTTGCAGCAAAAATGATTAAAGAAAGAATCCCATTAAAGAAAAGCGACAAAACAACTATTGCCGTTTGGCTTTTAATGAACGGAATTCCAAGATATTTGATTGATCCAGACAAATGGGTTGTTAACTTATCTAATTACATTAATGACGCTATTCGTTTTGGAATGGAACCTGAAGTAATTCTCTACTATTCTGATTACTGCTTTGGAACCACCGATTCAATTCTCTATACCGATAGGTCTCTTAGAATTCATGATTTAAAAACTGGAACAACTCCAGTTCACATTGAACAGCTTTTAATTTATGCCGCTCTTTATTGTCATGAGTACATGATAAATCCGAAATCTATAGAGACAGAGTTGAGAATTTACCAGAACGGAGAAGTGATATTTCACAAACCAGATCCTGAAGAAATTCAAGACATTATGGACGTGATTGAAAGCAGAGATAGGTTTATCGAAGAAAAGATATTAAAAAAGTATCATAAGTAAGGAGAAACGCCATGAGTGACAGAGAGTTATATACGATTGATGAATCTGAGTATCTGTATCATTATGGCACTCCGAGACATTCCGGAAGATACCCATGGGGTAGTGGAAAAAATCCTTACCAGGGCGACGATGATATTTTGGCGCAAATTGAATACGCAAAATCTAAAGGATTAAAGAGTGACTCCGAAATTGCAAAGTCTTTGGGCATGACTGTTTCCGAATTCAGAGCTAGAAGATCGTTTGCTAATGATCAGGAGAGAAACGCAAGATATTATCAGGCAGTTAAGCTACGGAACAAAGGAATGAGTTATCAAGCGATTGCAGACAGACTTGGTATGCCAAATGAATCTTCTGTCAGATCGCTGCTTAACCGACAGACCAAAGAACGTACTGAAATTACGAATGCGACAGCAGAAGTACTCAAAAAGAGTGTTGAAGAGAAAAAGTACATTGATATTGGTCTAGGCGTAGAAACAGAAATGGGAATTAGCCAGACTAAACTGAATACTGCTGTTCAGAAGTTAAAAGACGAAGGCTACGTTGTTTACAACATTCCTATTGAACAGCTTGGAACTGGCAAAACTACAACTGTAAAAGTTTTATGCCCTCCTGGAACAACATTTAAAGATGTTGCACAGAATAAAGGAATGATCAGCAACGTTGCCGACTATTATTCTGATGACGGTGGAAGACATTACGAAGGAAAGAAGCCGGTGCAAAGCATTTCTTCTGATAGAGTTTACATTCGTTATGCTGAAGATGGCGGAAAGAACATGGACGGCGTAATCGAATTAAGAAGAGGCGTCGAGGATTTGGACATGGGTGGTTCAAAATACGCTCAGGTTCGAATTGGTGTTAACGGAACTCATTACTTAAAAGGAATGGCCATTTACTCAAATGATATTCCAGAAGGATACGATGTTGTGTTTAATACCAACAAAACAAAAGACGTACCAATGCTCGGCGATAAGTACAATTCCGTTTTAAAACCAATGAAAAAAGGTGAAGACGGAAATGTCGATGAAGACAATCCTTTCGGAGCCGCTATCAAACCGGGCGGTCAAAGGGGAGCGTTGAACATTGTTAATGAAGAAGGAGATTGGCAGAACTGGAGTAGAACACTGTCGTCACAGTTTCTTTCAAAACAGTACCCTTCAATGGCAGAAACTCAGCTGAAAATTGTTCAAGAACAAAAAGAAGATGAGTATAACGAAATTATGGCGCTTACTAATCCAGCGATTAAGAAGCGTCTTTTAGTTTCTTTTGCAGATGGATGTGATTCGGATGCTGTTCATTTAAAAGCTGCTGCTTTACCGAGGCAGGCATCACATGTTATTCTCCCTGTTCCGAACATTAAAGAGAATGAAATCTATGCTCCGCAGTATGAAAATGGTGAAGAAGTAGTACTTGTAAGATATCCTCATCAGGGTATCTTTGAGATACCTGTTCTTAAAGTAAATAACAAGCAAAAAGATGCCAACGAGTTTATGCACAACGCCAAAGACGCTGTCGGAATTCATCCAAAAGTAGCAGAGCGTCTTTCTGGTGCAGACTTCGATGGCGATACGGTTCTTGTAATCCCGACAAAAGGTCAAAAGATAAAGACCTCCGGACCCCTGAAAGGATTGGAAAACTTTGATCCTAGCGAAGCTTATCCTGGAGGAAAGGCAATGGGACTTCCAGAAGTTGGAGTTCCAAAGAAAAAGGGCGGAGACGGATTCAATAAAGGTATGGAAATGGGTAAGATTTCCAATCTTATTACCGACATGACCTTTCAAGGCGCTAGCCCGGATGAGTTAGCTAGAGCTGTAAGACATGCACAGGTTGTTATCGATGCTGAAAAACATCAGCTTAACTGGAAACAGTCTGAAATTGACAATGATATTCCAGATTTAAGAAAACGGTATCAAGGAAAAGACACCGGAGGGGCCTCAACACTGATTTCAAAAGCAAAATCAGTAGAAAGAGTCCCGCAAAGGAAAGATTGGTTCTTGAGTGACTCAACAGTAGACGAAGAAGGAAACAAAGTTTACAGATTAACTAACAAAATGCATTATGACAAGAGTGGTAATCTGATTCCTTCAACTACAAAGTCTACAAAAATGGCGGAAGCCAAAGATGCTAGAGAACTTTCTTCTGGAACAGTAATGGAAGAAATTTATGCTGATCATGCTAATAAGCTAAAAGATATGGCT